TCTCGGTGTACTTTAACATCTTCCCTTTCCATAGTTCCTCCATGATATTGTCTACGTTTGGATGCATTCCCCAAAGTTTTACATTTAACCTTGAAAAGAAATTAACTTCTGCATCTGAATTAGCTTTGTAGAAAAAACTAGCATCACCTAATTTTTTTAAAATTTTAAATCTATGATTTCCATTTCGTAACTGCATCTTTTGGTCTAATACCATAGGACATAACAAACCGTTTTTTTCAATGTCAGCTCTAACTGTTTGTTTAAATTCAACATGAGTACCATGAACAATTTTTACATCTTTAAATTTTACAAGTTCTAGTCTTTCTTTAAAAATACGATACCAAGGCCAAATAACTGTGCCAATTCCTGCAACTTCGTTTTTATGTAGCTTGTCCAAAGTCATCTCCTAATGCAATGTCAACTTTGCTAGGGACTTTAAACTCCATACAAGTTTCCATCGTCTCTTTGATTTTATTTATATCATCTTCTGAATTAATATCAAAACATAATTCATCATGAATTTGTAATTTAGGCATATACCCTGCTTCATAACAACTAATAATAGCTTGTTTAGTTTGGTCAGCAGCGGATCCTTGAATTAATCTATTAAGTGCTTTATAAGTAAAGGCTCTTTTAATGTTGTCTCTACCGTATTTAGATACTGCATTTTCAAAAGATTCAGCTTGATGGATACCAAAATCTTTAGTTTCCCACATATTAAATCTACATTTTCTACCTTTTTTAGTTCGAATGACACCTTCGTCACTTGCTTTTTTCATACATCTATCGGATAACAGTTTTACAAATGGAACCTTACGATTATACTTTGCTATTAATGTTTCTGCCTCTTCTTTTGATAATCCCAAACTTATTGCTAATTTGTTTTTTCCCATACCATACATCAACCCAAGTCCAATTGTTTTTGCTTGTGATCGTTCTATTCCTGCTAGATCTGCTACTGTTTGGTGGAAATCTGTTTCTGAATTAGAATAAGCTTCAACTAGTTCGGTAGACCCTTCATATCCTTCACCGATACTTGCTGCGTAATGAACGACCATTCTTGGTTCTTGTTGTGAATAGTCGAATGAACCCCATCTGCAACCTTCTTCGGGTAAGAATAACCCTCTGATTCGTTTTGCATAATCTTTATTACGTGCGGGTAACTGTTGAAGATTAGGATTAGCCATAGACAAACGGCCAGAGACGGTCCCACCACTATCGCTACGTAATTGATTAATTTCTGCATGAATACGTCCCTTATACTCATATTTGAGTATCCCATGCAAGAAGGTATTGTGAAATTTATTAACTTCTCTAGCTTGAACAATTAATTTACAGATCTTGTGTTTTGAGTTTGACAACCAGTTAGCCGTGAAGCTTGGTTCGCCAGTCTCCGTTCTTGGAAAATCTATCTTTAATCGCTCAAATATATGGCCTATTCCCCTAGCTTTCCATACGTCCACATCTTCCCCTGCAATATCCTTAATGTCCTTTAAAATACCCTTTTCCTCGGCCATAAACGTCTTTTTAAGGGTGTTCGCCTTCTCTACGTCCACTCGTATACCTTTTTCTCTCATTTCGATTAAAACAGGCAATAATCGGGATTCCATATCCCAAACAGTTTCTAAGCTTTGTTGTTGTATTTCGACCTTAAATCTCTGCCATAATAGGTACGTGAGTCGTGCATCTTGTTCCGCGTAAAAACCAACATGCTCAGCAGGTAACTTCCACATTTCAGCTTTAGGATCGATACCATGATCTTTAGCTGCTTCATTTAAATCTTGTTCACTTTTCAACTCCCCTAGGTAATCTTTTGATAGGTTATTTAAACTATATGACCACCTGTTTTCATCTATAATACCCGCAGCAATCATCGTATCAACAATTGGACCATTAATTTTTATTCCCATTCTTCTTAACCAACCTACATCATATTGAGCATTGTGAAATATTTTAGTTGCAGGTAATGCACATACATCTCTCATATATTTAATTACTTGTTTCTCAATCATATTACCCCCACCAAAATGTTTAAAAGGGAAGTAACCTTGCCAACCTTCTACCGCTACAGCAAATCCAATGACATATCCATTACCTGTTGCCCAACCTGCACCAAGTTTTTCATTAATTCCTTCATCACGTGTTTCTAAATCGATGGCTATTTCTTTATAACCAGACAAGTCTTTGTATTCTGATGGACACGCCCAAATATGTTTTTTAAAATTAAATGTAAATTGTAATCCTGTCATGCTGATTTTTTTCTATTATAATAATGAACCATACCTGTATTGCCTTCATATTTAGTTAATCTTCGTTTCATTATTTGGTTTTGTCTATAAAGTCTTTCATTTTTTTCTTTTAGTTTTTGTATAATTTTTCTAAATTTTAGATGCCAGTTCTCTCCCAGATTTCTGTCTCCAATCATTTCTTTTTCATGTCTTTCATTTTCTTTTTCTCTAACTCACAGTAATGAATAATTTTATCTAGATCTTCAATACCATTTTTATTTAAGTATCTACAAACATATTTCACAACATTGCCTTGAAAAAATGATAAATTATTTTTTGATATAAATTCATAAGGTTGGATAGTAAACTCTTTATAATGATTTCCACCTATCTGCTTTTCTTGTGGAAATGCTTCTTCAAACATTTTTTTATTAGTCATTTTTTCCTCTCGTATATTTTAAATAATCTTCACCAATAGGGTAATGATACTTATAATCAGTTGAAAGCACATGTAAAGTATCTTTTGCACGTGTTCCACCTGTGTACCAAACCTTCTTTTCGTTAGATTTTTCTTGTTTGTTTTTATGTCTAAAACTAGATGGCCAATTTGCTTTTGAATAAAGCACCACATGATTTGCTTCGTCTCCTTTAACAGAATGAATCGTATCGATAATGACCCTTGGTGCTTCGTCTAATGCTTTAGTTCCATAGCGTTTTAGTAATCTTAAAAAATAAATAACTTGTCGTGGTGCAAAGTTTCTTTTTAATATCCACCACCATTGTTTATGCTGCATCTCGTCAGCCATATCGAGTCCACACCATTCCCTTAAATCATTAAAGTTATATTCTTGATAATCAGGTACACCTTTCCAAAATTTAGGTGTCCTAAAATCAGAATCTTTAAGTTCTCGAATAAACCTAAACATAACCTCAGCATCTTTTTTATTAATTTTTTTACCATTACTAATAGCTGTCCAGGACTTGATCGCTTGCCATTGTTTAGTGTCAAATGATTTATTGCCTTCGTTATCTGAGAAATAAATACCTGCATCTTTAGCCAATAGTTTTAATTCATTTACAGTTCTGTGGACCCGACCTAGTAAAAACCAAGTGCCTTCTAAATTAAATGGGATCTCTTTAAAATTTAAATATCTTTTAACTGCACTTTTTTTATCTGCAGGATTAAACATTTTATCGATACTGTCTAATATTCCTTGACGCATGATCTGTGTAAAATCATGTATTGCTTTACCGTATCGTCTTGTTTTCTTTAATACAACTTTACGACCTGGAAAATAATGAGTAAAATATTTTGAATCAGCACCATTCCATTGATAAATTGCCTGATCATCATCTCCTGCTAAGTAAACTCTTTTAACATTATCTACCATTTTATAAATAACAGACCATTGTAATGGAGTAAAATCTTGAGCTTCATCTAATATTAATACTTCTAGTTCTGGAAACTCTACGGTATCAATTGCTTTTTCAATCATATCGGTAAAATCTATAAATGAAACTTCACCTCCAGATTTTTTATAGTGTTCGTATGTATCAATCTTTCTTAAAAATACATCTAATGAATCTAATCTATGACTCTCTTGTTTATAAACTAGTGTTGGGTCGAGCATCATGTTTCGTGCTTTGTCGTAAATTCCTAACGACCAATCTTTATATGTAAAATTATCTTCAGATAATCTTGAGTCAGATCTTTTTACAAATTTATTCTGTAATGCGTAATCAATCATACAATGTTTAGTATCAAATATTTCTTCTTCAAAATATCTTCTGCAATACGAATGCAAAGTTCTGAAACGACTAAACTGTTTATCACTGATATGAGGAAAAGCTTCAAGAGCTCTTTTGACTGCTGTGTTCACTGCTTTATTTGTAAAAGATATAAATGCAATCTTTTCTGGATCTACACCTTTTCGAATATATTTTTTAACAACCTTTTCAATAAGTGTCCAAGTCTTACCTGTACCTGGAGGACCAAATATTTTTATAGTCTTGTTATAAAGACTCTTATGCTTTTGGAGTTCTGAATTTTGTATGGTATTCGTCATCCATTTCACTCACTACTTTTGATGTATTGGTTGTTTGCTTAATTGCTTGGTGACTTACAAACTCTGGCATAGCTACATACCAAACATTCTTTTCACCTTCGTGGTAATCATGTTTATCACATCTTAATAATCGTAAAGCTTCTGCTACAGATGAGAAAGCTTTGTGTGATGAACGCTTTAAATATCGATCTAATGTAGATCGTTTAAAGTAAATCATATTTGTTTTACTATCTAATACTGTGTAACCATCTTTAAGTTTATCAAAGTCATCTTGTTCAATAGTAGATTCAAAGAAATCTTTTAATGTTTGATACTGTTCTTCCTCTAATGTATCTTCATATTTTAATTGTGTATTCTCTGTTGCAGTCTCAACAATATACTTCATTAATAATTCAAATGGATCTGGCCCCTTTTTAGGTCTTGGTAAAGTAAGCCAAAATATTCTATGCTTAGCTAAACAAGTTCTCCAAGATTTTTGATCTTTAAAATCTTCTGGTCTAAATGCTATATGAGCACCTCTAAAATCACATTCCCAAATAATTCCTTTTGTATCTTGAGTGTAAATAATATTTGTAAATTCATTTTTAATATCAGGAGCCTGCACACCAATACCTAACTTTCTTAACTTACAAGTTTCTTTATCGCAAATCGATGCAACAAAACCATGTTTAGGTGGACAGAAATATTCATAACCTTTTGTGTGTACGGATTGTGCAACCATATCACTTTCAGATCTTTTTAAAGGACCTTTAGGATGGTTTGCATAAATAGATTTTTGTCTTTCCCAAGCAATATCTTTTAATTGTTTTACACTTAGACTGCCTTCTGCTTTTTTCATTTCAGTTACACAAATGTTAAATAACATATTATTTCTTTCACCTGTCCAACCTTCTTGTATTACTTTTTGAACACATGGAGGATATTCTCTCCAATCAGTTTCAGCATTATATTCAGTAACTTTAGATTTTAAAAATTCTTTTGGATCAATTGTTTTCTTTTTTGCTAACTCTATAAAACCACCTAACATTAAAGGTGTATTGTTATCATCAAATGCATATTCAATTGCAGCATCTGCTTTATGGTAAGGCATACCTACTGCTTTGTTTAATGGAAATACTTCTTTAGATAAAAAGTATTCTTTGTTAATTTCTTCTAACTTCTTTTTAATTTCAATTTTATCTGCCCAATCTGAGAAAAAAATAAATAAATGTAATCCACCCGATTTAGATTTAACAGGGACAAGTGGTAGATCAAAATCTCTTATAATATCGACATACTTTTTTTGTGAGTATGCTTTGTAGTTTGCAGGGTCAATATCAATACAAGACCACTTCAACACATCTCCATTTTCTGGTCGGATCCCTATTAAAGTTTTACCTTCAATATGATCTTGCCATAACTGTTCGGTTACAGGTTCGTGATGCGTGAGGTAGTCTGCTTTTTTCTTACCCCGTTCATCAGTCTCCCCCGTCAGAGAGACTGTGATGAACTGGGAAGAGTCGCCCTCAAATAAATGAAGTAACTCTTTTTGCATTAGAACGGTGTGGCTTCGCTTGTGACCTCTTTTTTAACTTCTTCTTTACCGAAGTCAACTTTACCAAAGATGTCCGATTTCATCGCACTTTCATAAAACCCTTTTGACGCTTCCAATGTAGGCGCCAATTTTGGATCGTCTAGATATCTATCGAATTCGACAACCCAACCATACCAAGAGTTTTGTGAATTACTTTCTTTGGTAGTTTTTAGTCTATAGGCTGTTGCCCAAGACGGTGGAGTAAAGAAACCTTTTTTACCTTTAAGTTTTCGACTTGCAATCATAGAATTCCAAGTTTTAGATTTCTTCTTTTGAGTAGATTTCATAGTAATCAATGCAGTCTCCACTGGTGCATAATTACTATCTAAGATTTGTACAAAATGATTTCCTGTATCTTCGATATAGTTACCATTTTCTAGTCTATCTTTTCCATCATCACCTCTCATAGTTTTAGACATGACAGACGGATCAGTATGTATACCTACAGGTCTACCTGGACTATCGCCTCTATCTTTCCACTCATTAAAGGTATTGATATATAAACATGGTACAACGATTAGACCGTCTTTACCTTTGTAAAGTGATCCAGTTATTTCATTGTAGATGTCACCTTGTTTTGCTGTTTCAATATACTTGCCATCTGATTCGTCAAGTACAGGTGAATTAGCATAAAGGATTTTTAGGATCGGGAGTCTTGTGTCCCTTGCAGTTACGAACTCTTGTCCTTGTCCTGCCATTTCTTCCAGATTAAATTGTACTGGAACAGATGCTTCTTTTTTAACTGCCACATCTTTTGCAGCTTCTTTTGCTTGTTGCATTGTTACTCCTTCGCTTTTATTTTGGTTCTTGTTGCTACGTAAACACCGAATAAATCGGCAGGAACGTCTTTACCATTTTCAATTTGTTCTCTAACGAACGCCTTGAGGGTCATCGGTTCCACCTTTTCGGCTTGCTTAACATTATGCCCTTTTTCTCTTAGATCGTCAACTAATTTCTTAGCGGTATCATCTTCACCACGACTAAAAGTTATTGCGACATTGTTCTTGATTAAATCACCGTTTCCAGTTTCTCTTAACCAAGTAAAAGCCTCTTCGGTTCTTGATACAGGTATCCTTGCTGCATAGTATGGTTTAACTTCTACTGAAGAACCATCAGCTAATTTCAGTAATGAAATACCTGCTTGTTGCATTAAGTTAGGGATATCCTGTTCAGAAAGTTTCAACTCTGATTCTTTAACTTTTTTAAGTTTGTCTTCTAGATCTGCTACTTCCTTCTGGATGTCCAATAGCTCATTGCATTTCTTAGCTATGTCTGCTGACATGCTTGTGTCGATTGTTATATTTTTCGACAGCGCTTCTAAGTCCATATTGACCTCCTATTTTATGTTTAACTCTATTAAAATACTTATTTGACAATGTAAAGAAAAAAATATATTAATGGGACAACTCTAATTAATGAGGTTAACAACGAATGACGAAACAATATATTTATAAAACTAAACCCTTCGAACATCAGCGACAAGCTTTAATTAAAGGTGCAGAAAGAAAAAACTTTGCCTATTTTATGGAAATGGGTACAGGTAAAACTAAAGTTGCAATTGATAACGCGTGCTGGTTGTATCAACAAAATAAAATAGCTACAGTTATAGTTATTGCACCTAATTCAGTTTATCGTAATTGGATTAATGAAATTAAAATACATGCACCTGTAGAAAATTTAAATATAGGTGCACATAAAATGGAACCTTTTAGGTGGAAAGATGGTTATTTAAATTGGTTTTTAATTAATGTTGAAGCTTTGAGTCATCCAAGTGGAGTAAAAGTATTACAAGAAATTACTCTAAATCATGCTTCTTCGAGTATGATGATTCTTGACGAAAGTACAACGATAAAAAACAGATCAGCAAAACGATCAAAAAACATTTGTAGACTAGGTAAGCCAATCCAATACAAAAGGATACTAACAGGCTCGCCAATAACAAAATCTCCATTAGACTTATTTACTCAATGTGCCTTTCTAAGCGAATCGCTTTTAGGATTTAAATCCTTTTATACTTTTAGAGCAAGATATGCCGTAATGCAACAAATAGATATGAATGGTAGGCAAGTTTTATTTCCTAAATATTATACAAATCTAGATGAATTAGAATCTAAATTAAAAACATTTTCTTATCGTGTAAGAAAACATGAATGTTTAGATTTACCTGAGAAAATATATCAGATTAGACACTTAACTATGTCTAAAGAACAGAACGAAGTGTATCAACAACTCAAACGTATGGCTTTTGCTATATTAAATGATAAAGAAGTTAGCTTTCAAAACAAACTAACTGAGATAATTAAACTACACCAGGTATGTAATGGATTTGTAAAATCAGATGATGGTTCTATTACACCATTTGACAATTGTGCTAAACTTAAAGACCTTATGACGATAGTGGATGAGGGAGAAGGTAAGTTTATTATTTGGGCTAACTATGTTCACAACATTAAAAAAATTATTGAAACATTACGGAACACTTACGGGGATAGTTCTGTGGTTGCTATATATGGAGAAGTTTCAACAGAAGATAGGACAGAGGCTGTCCGAAGGTTTCAGACTGACGATAGCTGCCGTTTTTTTGTTGGTAATCCTTCCACTGGTGGTTATGGTCTCACTCTTACCAATGCTAGTTACGTTGTTTATTTCTCTAATTCATACAATTTGGAAGTACGTCAACAATCTGAGGATAGAGCTCATCGAATCGGTCAAAAGAAAAATGTAACTTATATTGATCTGGTTATGAAAGATACGATTGATGAATTGATTATCTCCGCGCTGAAAAAGAAAATCAAAATCAGCGCAGAGACTTTAGGTGAAGAAATATTAAAATGGTTATAATTATTTAATATTTACTTTTGTACCTTTAACTTCTTCAGGTTCTTTAAAACCTAATTTAATTGTAAGTACACCATCTTTCATTTCAGCTTCATCAACAAGTACATCATTTCTTAATGAGAATTGTTTGTAAAACTTTTTATAAGATAGTCCTTTTGTAATATATTCTTTCTCAGAATCATCAACTTGACCTGATACAGTTAATATTCCGTCTTTTACTTCAACAGATATATTTTTCTTGTTGTATCCTGCTAGTCCTAATTCCATTGCATATTTACCTTTGCCGTATTTCACAACATTGTAAAAAGGGAAAGAATGTATTTTAGTTAAATTATTGAAGACATGATCGAACGTGTCATCAAAAAAGTTATTCATTAAACCAAGTGCTGTCATATTATCCTCCTTATTTAAGCAAGTTTAATAGGCCACATTATTGTGCACCTGCAGTAAATATAGGGGGTACCCAAGGTCACGTCAAGGTCGTTTCGTTAAAATATGAGGCTCTCAGGAGCTTATTTTTTCTCTGAATAGTATCTTTTTACTCTTTCAAACCATTTTTCTTCATATTCAGCTAATCTGGTTTGTTCGAGTTCAAAACTTTGAAATTGTAAATCTTTTGTGCACATAGCTACTAAACCACCTTCAATGGGTCCATGACTTTTCTTATGTGCTAATGAGTATGCTGCAAGTTGATAGTAATAATCTTCAACCCATTCTTCTCTTTTTAATTTATTAGATTGTTTAAAGTCTACGATGTATGGACGATCTTTGTAGTTAGCAACTAAATCAGTAGATCCAGCCCACTGATCTTCATAGGCTAAACTTACTTCACTTCCATATATAATTTTTAATGGTTCTAAATTATCTATTATTGTGTGAGCCATCATTCTTGCATGAGCACCATCTTTAGATAAATTAAAATAACCTTCGCCTTTTATATAATTTTCTAAAACATAATGCATCTCAGTTCCGCGTGTTGCAGCTTGTTGTGTAATACGTTGAGCTTCTTGGTATCCTACTCTTGCTCGCCAGGCGTCCAATGATTTTCTTTTTTCTTCTGATTGTGTAGCTGATAATATGGTTGTAACTGATGGAACCTTTTTATCTTTGACGGCATAGGTTCGTGGGCCGTGGTCATCGTCTCGGGTATATGTTTTGTACTGGTATTTATTTTCCCATTTAAAATCAGTGACTGTGAAACTTGTATCTGTACGAATGATTTTCATTCGTTATTAATACTAAAAATGTTGAGAAAGTACAGCTAAAAGTATAGCCCCTAAACCACCTATAATCCATTTTTCTATTCTCAGGATTCTATTTTCAAGTTTTTCTATTTTATCGAATGTTTGTTTCTGCATGATTCTACAGATTTTTTCATGGTACTCGATTCTGTCCATTGCGGTCTTTTTACGTGAAGCCATTATCCCTGTTCTCTTTCTGCAATCGCTTGACCCAATGTATCAAATGGATTTAATGCTTTAAATGTTGCTGCTCTCTCTACAGGTTGTACAGGTTGTACTGGAGCTACATTACCCACAGGAAGTTGACCCCCTGTTTGATTCATCTCTTGTTGTCTTCCGTAATTTAAAACTTCATTATCAATTCTATCTGCAGCTTCGTTTTGATCTGCAGCAATCATATTACCTTTAATGTAATTTTCAGCGTTAATTAACTCTTCTGTAGTAGAGTTTTTAATTTGATTTAACTCAGGATACATTCTGTTTCTGATATCATTAGTAATATCCTCTATACTGAATCCAGTTCTAGGTATTGTAGTTGGTGTTGATAACAAATATCTTGTTACTTCTTCAAAATCAATTTTACCTGGTACAACTTTAGGTGCATCTTTATCTTCATCCATTACATAGTTATATAAATCAGCAAAAGATTTTTGACCTGCTTTAGTCATAGGTTGAGTTAAGTAAGATTTATATTCACCTGTACCTGATAATTGATCCATTCTTACTAGTGGATCATAAACAGTATCATAGAATTTCTCTAATCCTTTAGAGTTTCCTAAGATAGCTCCTGCTTTTCTACCTAATAAAATAAATGATAAAGTAGGTAAAAATCCCATAGTTGCTACTCCAAGTCCTGCAGTTGCTGTAGGCATTAATGGCATCACCGCACCCATAACTCTTCTCATACCACCAATTTGAATTGATCTTTTTAAGTATGTAGATGCATCTCCTAATTCATAAGAATACTGACCATCCATCACATCAATAATTCTTTCAAGTCTTTTTACTGATTCATTCCCTTTTGCACCACCGCCATACATTTCAACTAATCTATTTCTAGCTGCAGCTACTTCTGATGATGTACCTGTCAAACCTAAATTTTGTCTAAACTTAGCAGGATTAAATTGAGCTACTTCATCTGCTTTGAGTCTTAATTGATCAAAACCAATGTCTGTTAATCCAGATTTCATTAACTTATCTGGATCTAAACCTGCAAGTGCCATATCTTGCGCAGTTAACTTATCACTTTCTCTAGCTATAAAGTTTGATTTAATCATTCCTCTAGTTTTCATTTCGTCTACTTTTTTAAATAAAGGTACATTATTTAAAATTGGTTTCATATCAAATGCATCGTTATATGCATCAAACATGTAAACTGTTCTGAACCTATCAAATATTTTAGTTCCAGTTTCTTGAGTTTGACCCCCTCTATCCATACCTAAAAGTTTTTTAATATTTCTAATACTGCCATCACTACCATTTTTAAATGCATTTAATAGACCGTCTTCAAAGATTCTATTACCATCTAGATTAGATCTACCTGCAACATTTAATAAACCTTTTTGTGTAAAGATATTAGAATCAAATTTTTTAAATGTTTTAGTACCCATTAATGCAGAACCTTCAGATTTATATGTTCTAATGTTTCTAGTAAAGAATTCATTGGCATCCATTAATTCTTGTTGAAATGCTTTCATATCATCAATTAAATCTGTTAAATATTTTTGACCTGCTTGTGGTCCAAAGTTAGATACTTGTTCATCAAATGCTGCTTTAATTTCACTATTTTGTAATAAATCATCTACAGATTGTGGTGCCATTACACTATTTAAATCTTTTTTAAGTGCACTATCTAATCTTGCAACAATACCTGTTGGGTTTTGCATGTCCGATAATTGATAAGCTTGTTTTAGTTGTCTATGAAAATCAACATATTTAGGAGCTGTAATACCATTTCTCATATTGTAGCTGTCTTGTACTCCTTGTATGTATTTTAATATTGGATCGTTTTTAATATCTAAACCTTTAAGTCTTGGATCATAAAAGTCCATTCCAACTGTTGTTTGTTCAAAGTAACTTTTAATTTTTTCTGCTTCTTTCATAAAGTTATCTAACTTAATAAAAGGTGCTTTACCACCACCAATGTTTTCTGCATTTCTCATTACAGTGGTGTATCTTGCATCAATTAAGTTATACATTTCTTTAAAGTTTTTCTTTACTTGTTCTACTGCACCGTAACTTAATAGTTGAGCATCTGCGTAAGGTGCTGATGCATCAAAATAATCTAACATTCTTTTATAAGTTGCTCTTTCAATTTCTATTCTTGCAGCTTTAGGAGGACCTGCAAGTGTGGGTATAACTGTAATCGTTCTTCCTAAATCTTTTAAACCTTTAGCAATAAATCCTTTACTCTCATCAATTAGTCCTTGATAATTGATTGGAAGACCTTCTTCTCTTGCTGTCTTTGCTAATTCATATGCTTTTTCACCTTCTAAACCAATTGAACTTCTAAAACCTTTTGTCATTAAACCTAACATTGGAGCAATGGAAAAAGCACCGAAGTTAAAATACAACGCATTCTTCATTGCATCTGCAGCATGCACCATAGCTCTGTCACTTACAGGTAACTTTCTAATATCGTCATCAGTTATATTAGCTAAATCTTCTGAAGTTGTTGCAGCAAAATCTGTCATTAAGTTAGCTGCATCATAAGTTAAAGATCCAAGACCAGCTCCTACAGATCCACCAAATTGTGATAAAGCTTCTGTATATAAAAATGGAGTAGGGCCTTTTAATCTTATATTACCTGGGCCTTGTCTTACAAAATCAATCATTTTACCTAGCACATTACCAGCTCTAGCTAATAATTTAGATCCTCTTACTACAGGAAGTTTAGCAATGTATCTTTGTGCTTTACTTAACTGTTCTGGTTTTATTATTGCTCTTTGATCAACATTAAATTCTGCTTTACCATTGTTAGCTATTAAAGATTTAACTAACATATCTTTATTTTTTACATAAGGTATTAATGTACCAGTCACATCCCCAACTAATTCTAAATCTTTTCTTTCAATACCTGTTGCAGTTTGGAATGGTTCTAATCTTTGTTGTTCTTTAGATGCAATAATTTCTCTTGCAGCTTCTTGTTCAACTTCTATTTCTCTAACACTATTGTAACCTTTAAGATCACCTTTTTGAAGCAATACATCGATCGCTCCTTTTTGTTGGTCATTTAATTTATTAACATCTAACTTCTTTAGGTCGATTGCATTTTGGAGTTCTTGTACTGTTGCCATGTTATCTCCTAATTAAGTTGTATACTATCGATTATAGTACCTACATTTTGATTTAATACTTGTTGGTTTCTTTTGTTAATGTGTTCTTTAATCATTGGGATGTTATCGAATCTTAATAAGTATTCGTTAGATCCACCTTGTTCTTGATATTGTGCTAATACTTCACCAAACTTACTATTTAAGTCATCTACAATTGCAGCATAGTTACCTTTAATTTTTCTTGGTGATTCAAATCTAAAGATATCTGTTAGCTGACCCGCAGCATCAATATCTCTTTGTGTTAATCTGTCTTCCGCTTTGTTAGCGTTTGCAATTAAGTATTTTAATCTTACTTCAACAAGTTTTGCTTTTGTAATTTTAGCAAGCTCTTCATCATTTGGTCTTCTAAGTGCTCCAAAACCAAATCGTTTTTCATCTGCTCTAGTTACTTTTCTTGCATCTTCTAAATCTTTTCTTAAATTTTCGTTGATCATTTTCTTTTCTTCTTCATCAACATAAGTTTCATTAGCATATAAAGTTCTTAAATATGCGTCAGGGTTAGCTCCCGCTGTACCTGTAACTAATGCATCTGCTGTACCAACAATACTTTCAGTTGCTGACATAATAGATCCACTAGGTCCAATTAAATCTTCTGGTAAACCTAATACAAAGTTAGCCATTTCATAACCTAAATTAATACCGTTAAGTTGGTTTTGTAATTTTCTCATTGTTGCAGGAGATGATTCTATTTCTCTTGCACCACCTAAGTCACCTTGGTTTGCTATTCTCCAAGTAAAGCTTCCATCAGGATTAGTTTGTTTAACAGCTTCATAACCTTTATAAGGACCACTATCAAAGTTTTTAACCTCTATTGATTTTTGACCACCAATTGCATTTGCATCAGGTACTAAAAATCTTCTAGTGTCTCCTGTTACTTGAAATTGATTTGTTGCATCTTTTTGTGCTTTAACATATGCAACAGCTAAATCATTTTTTCTTTCTTTTTCTTTTGCTTTAAGAGCGATCATAGTGTCTAAAGTACCTGAGGCTGCTTGTCCTGCTACATCTAAAGCACCTCTTAAACCCTCTTGTCCTGATTTACCTGTCATCAAACCTGAAGCAAACTTTAATAAAAGTAAATTATTTGTATCATCTTTACCTGTTAAATTTTCAATATCATTATAGAATTTTTGAAACTGAGCACCTTCTTTAGTTCTTAATTTTTTACCTGCTTCGTCTTTATTACTATCCTCTACAACAGATCTTTCAATTTCCATTTTATTTAAATCACCTTCTTTAAATGTCTTAGGTCCTGTAGGCGTGATTACTTTACCTTGTTCTATAGGCACTGAGCTTCTTTCATCAGTACCTTTTGCTCCTGGCATAGTTGTAGATGTTACTCTTTGTTTGATTTCTTTCTTTTGCTCATCAGTTAATTTAATGTTGTTCTTTTTTTCATACTCTTGAATTGAAATATCAATTGGATCTCCTAATACTTTAGGTTCTGCTCTTCTTCCTTCATCTTCAAATGCATAGCCTGTTCCTAATAAAGCCGCACCTGCAGGTAAGGTTCCTTTTCTAGATGTAAGTTGTTGAGTTTTTTTACCTACTTCAGCTATCGCTTTTCTAACTTGGTCAACTTTACCAGTTCCTTTAGCTCCAATACCTGCCATTCTTAGTGATCGTCCAAGAATAGGTAATGATAATAAACCTGTTCCTAATCCAGCTGCCATTTTACCGTAATCACCTTCGTAAGCACCTGTTAGTGCTGTGTTAACACCTTCAGCAGCAAAGGGTGCACTTAAACCTAATTCAGCAGCTGTAACACCACCTCTACCAATAGGTCCTTTAATAGGGCCTCTTGCTCTTAATGCTTTTGATTCTAAACCACCAAGTCCTGTAGTTCTTAAACCTTTTTGTTGACCCATGATTCTTCCTGCTAAAGAGGGTTCTGTTCCACCTGTAATTAATCCTGTTTTTGGTTTAGGTGTAGCTCTTGCTGCTTTGAATGTTCTATAACCTCTCATCGCTGCAGGCCCTAATCTTGATAACATATTTATACCTTGAGCTACATAAGGTATTCCTCCTATGAAAAGACCTTGTACATTTCCTGTTTGAATTTGTTTGATGTGTCTAGCTCTGTTTGAAAACAGTTTTCTTTTTAATACTGGATCATCCATTACCTTCTCCCCATGTTGTAAGCAGCATATGCTCCAATACCTGCTCCTGCTGCTTGTGCTAACGGGTTAGTGCCTGGGGCCGTGGTCGCTGTTA